GGTTTCGTTGACCAACAGATGCTTGGTGCTCAATAGGTAGTCATTGAAGTCTTCCGTCAGCTCGTCACCGCTGATCGTGTGGCTGTGGTCACCCATTGCTTTCGTGAACGGGTACAGCAGAAAATCCTTACCGCCACCTTCCGCGCTACCCAGCGTCAACATGTGGTTGATTTTCTTTTCTGGGTACAGCAGCGTGAATGCCAGGTACTGGAGAATGTGCTTTTTTTGCTCTCCCCACCCCAACACGTCGAAATGCTCCAGCCACTTGCTGCAATCGCCCTGTGTGCCCTGTATCTCGTTCAGGTTGCACCATGAGTTGCCGAAGCGTACCCCGCCTTCTTCGAACACCGGGGGCATTTTCGGGGCATAGTCCAGCTTGTCCACCTTGGTGACACGACCGCCCATCAGGGCTTCCTTACGTGCATCAGGATCAAGGTGGCCATAGGTGTTCTGGTAGGCTTCGGCACTGTAGAAGATGCGCTTGCGACGGTCGTAGAACTGATTGGCTTCAGCAATGTAAATCACATCATCGAAGAAATTAACTTCCGCTTTTGACTGTTGATACCACTCGCTACGCAGCTCCTTGATAATGTCCTTGAACTCGCGCTGGCTCCAGAACATCATGGCGCAAATGTCCTTATGCCAACCTATCTGCTCCATCTTCGGCAGCTCGTCCACGACACGCAGCAGGGACGCCACCAGCTCGCGGGCTTCAGGGGAATCGTGACGCTCACGCCTTGCCGCGTCGAATAGCTGTTGCAAGGCAGGCTCACTGACGCTTTCGCTCTGCTGCGTGTCACCAAGGAATGACACCTCGCTCACGTCCGCCAGCATGCGGGTTGCCTTCCAACTTGTCAGCCGGGAGCCGAAGCCAGGAACCTGATCTTCCATCCACGCCAGCAGGTCACGCCCCGTGCGTGTCTGACACGCCCCGTGGTGGCACTTGAAGCCAATGGACCCGTCTGCGTTGGTGAACACCGCCGTGCCGCTATCGTCACTGCCTGTATGCTCATGCACCCATGGACACGTTACGTCAAAGCGGCCATCGCTGAGCACCTCCTTAATGCGGATCATGTCAGGCACATCCAGCAAAGGATGACCCGCTACATTGGCGGCACCATCCACCCGTGCTTCCCGGCGTTCTGCGTCAAGATCGACCGCGAAGGGGAGCGCCAGGGCTTCAAGGGTGGTGGTGTTGAACGGCTGCCAGTCCAGCATGCGGCATTGAAACGGCTGCCCATCAACCAGCTTGGATGCCTTGTTGTTGATGCCTTCCGGCAACCGCACGTACCGGGTGACACCCTTCATGCCGGGGTCACGACCTTCAGGAGCGAGGCCGTTTGCTACCAATCCATCTAGCAGGTTCTCTACCCTACCCCGGTCACCGCATGGTTGCGCCAGGATGTAGCCCCACTGCTCACTACCCGGTGACGTTTCCAGTATCCAGCTTGGATCAGGCAGACGCTTTGCCGCTTCGATGCTCAGCTTTTCCCGCACATCATCCAGCACGATGCAGTGCGTCTGCTCATACAGCGCCTTGCGGCGACGGGCTATGCCGCGCTCGTCAGGGTGGAACGTGCTGATCGTGAAATACTGGTTGCTGGGTTGCTGGAAGCGGTAGCGGCTGAAGTGGTCACCCTTCCAGGCTGTCAAGTGATGCTCCGGTGGGATGTTGCTGGGGTCATGGCGGAAGTCCGTCACGTGTGCAACATCCACCATGGTGCCGAAGATGGCACCTAAAAATTCGTGGTTGGACACCATATGTGTGATCGCCTGTGTTTGACAACGTGCAATTGTTGTTTGACAATGTACCACGTCACGGCGTATTGTCAAACCATCACCAACACGAAGGGTAAATCAATGAGCGTATTCCTCACTGTCCGCATGGAGCAAGAAGCTCTGGACGAATTCCGTAAGTATTGCAGTGAGAAGCTGCAACGCCGCCACTCTGACGTAGTGCGCGAACTGGTCATTGCCGCTACCGAAGGTCGCGTCAAGATCACCCCTACCGATGCCATGAAGGAGATGTACCATGACAATTGAGAACTCACTGGAGCGTATCGCTACTGCCCTGGAAGCACTGGCGGCGAAGCGTGATGTCAACGTTCAACCCGTATCAGTGTCAGCACCGTCTGCCCCTGAGGCTCCAGCAGCACCGTCTGCCCCTGAGGCTCCAGCAGCACCGTCTGCCCCTGAGGCTCCAGCAGCACCGTCTGCCCCTGAGGCTCCAGCAGCACCGTCTGCCCCTGAGGCTCCAGCAGCAATGACACCCCAGCAGCTCAACGAAGTGTTGGTAGGGGAGTTCAAGCGCCTGGGTGGCCGGGAACCGATTGACAAGGTGTTACATGACCACGGTGTGCAGTCTATCAGTGACCTTGATCCTTCACAGTATCAATCCGTCATCACCGCAGTGCAGGCGCTCTGATATGGGTACTCACGCACGACTCAGCCCCAGCAACCACCGGTGGCCTCACTGCCCCGGTTCGGTTGCCCTGGAAGCACAGTACCCTGACATAGCAGGCGATGCGGCAATAGACGGTACAGGGTCACATTTGCTGTTGGAAATGTGCCTGAACAATGACTACACCCCGAGTCACTATGAAGGGCGGATCATTGGCACCAACCATGAAGACAAGCCGGAAGGCTGGTTGGTGAATCAGGATCGCATTGAACGGGTGCAAATGTGCCTGAACTACATCAACCGTCGCAAGGAGGAATTGCACCAGCAGTTCCCCGAAGCCACGATCACCGTGCAGGAGGAAAGCCGTTCAGACCCTGGTGGCATGTTCGGACGCAAGGACTGGCAGGGCACCTGTGACGTGACGATTGAGGTCACACATGACAACGCCTGCTTGTTCGTGGAAGTGATCGACTACAAGGACGGTCGCGGATGGGTACACGTAGAAGGCAACTCTCAGCTCCTGAGTTACGCAGGCGGGAAGATACGTCCATGGATCGCATCAGGCCCGGACCTTGTGCGCCCGTTCCGTCCCGAGCGTATCCCCCATGGTGTGCGAACCAGCATTGTCCAGCCGAAGACCTCACAGCCTGTGCGCTACCACGACTACACCACGTCAGACGTAGTGGATGCGCTGGTTGACTTGTCATGGGCAGCAATGAAGACGGATTGGGACGATGCGCCCCTGGTGTCGGGGAAACACTGCCAGTGGTGCAATCACAAGCCCAACTGCACCGCGCAGGCGAATGAAAGTCTGGAGGTACTCAAGATGAGCAACGATGTAGTAACACAGGACGGGCAAAGCCTGTTCGAATTGATCGAAGGCGTAGTAGGCGACGTGACCGAAATGGACACTAAGCGCCTGACTGAGCTGGCGGACGCACGCGCTGGAATCGAAGCCGCGTTCGACCGGGTAGACAAGGAGCTGTTCGCTCGCCTGGAGCAAGGCCAGGAAGTGGATGGGTACGCGCTGAAACCGGGACGCTCCAGTCGTATCTGGAATGAGCCTGAGGAAGAGATTGTCAAGGTTCTCAAGAACCGTAGACTCAAGCGTGACGATATTTACCCGCCGAAGTTGGCATCACCGGCTCAGGTGTTGAAGAACCCGAACCTCACTGACGACCAGAAGGAGAAGATCGAGAAGCAGCATGTCACCGTCAAGGCTGGGGAGCTGAAGCTGACCAAGGTGGCACGCGGCGAAAAACCGGAAATTTCATTCAATGATGATATACCATCATTTCTGTAATTCACACGAAGAGGCACACAACCATGCAATTCAAAGTCAAAGGCATCCTGAGCTATCCGCACCTGTTCACCCCGCGCAGCGTGAACCCCGGTGATGACCCGAAATTCAGCGCCAGCATCCTTGTTCGCAAGGATGACCCACAGGTGCAGCAGATTCAGCAGATCATCGATACCGATAAAGCTAATGGTTGGCCCAACGGTTTCCCGGCGAACGGTAAGCAGTTCATGAAAGACGGTGCTGTCCAGCATCCTGACCGTCCCGAGATGCACAGCTACATGATTATTAGACCCAACGCGAAAGCGGACAGCAAGCCTCACACCGTGGACATGCAGATGAACCCGGTGATGAATCAGGCAGACGCTTATGCCGGTGCCGTGGTCTGGGCAGCGCTCAACAGCTTCGTCTACAACCAGCCTGTCAACAAGGGTGTCGGTTGCGGTCTGAACGGCATCATGCTGACCGGTGAAGAAGGTGAGCTTGGCCGCCTGGATGGTAAGCCCACTGTCGAAGGCATGTTCGGAGACGTGGCGCAAGGTGGCGGTGGCGCACCGCAAGCCCCGGCAGCACCTGCTACACCGCCGCCAGCCGCTCCTAGTGCCCCCAAGTACCAGATGACCGACAAGGCCAACGGTCTGACCCGTGAACAGTATCACGCGGCTGGCTGGAGCGATGAACAGTTGGTCCAGCACGGCATCATGCTGCCGCCAGGTGGCGTTGCCCCCAGCTTCGCATAACGACAAACACCGCCCCGCTCCAGGGGCGGTTTTCTTCTGAGGCACACAACCATGACTCCTGATTTCATCTTCGGCGTCACCCCCGGTGACGTGGCCTACGATATCGAGACATACCCCAACGTCTTCACCTTCTACGCGGTGCATGCCGACACAGGCCGGGAATGGGTCTTTGAAGCCAGCCCGTGGCGTCACGACATACCCGAGATGCTGGACTACCTGAACACCATGCGGCAGCAGGGTTGCCGTATGGTGGGTTTCAACAACGTGGGTTTTGACTACCCCGTGGTGCATTTCATCCACCAAGCCCGCAACGTTTCAGCGTGGGAGATTTATCAGAAGGCCATGGGCATCATCCGCGCACCGGATAACGCCAGGTTCGCCCACATGGTGTGGGAGTCTGACCGGGTAGTGGAGCAGATCGACCTGTTCAAGATTCACCACTTCGACAACAAGGCACGATCCACCAGCCTGAAGGTGCTGGAATTCAACATGCGCAGCGACAATGTTGAAGACCTGCCGTTTGACGTGGGCATTGAACTGACCCGTGAACAGGCCAACGTGCTGAAGCGCTACAACCGGCATGATGTGTTGGAGACGCTTAAGTTCTACCGTCACTCACTGGATCAGATACGGTTCCGCGAAGATCTGACGGTGAAGTATAACCGCAACTTCATGAACCACAACGACACCAAGATAGGCAAGGACTACTTCATCATGCGGCTGGAGGAACAGAACCCCGGCTGCTGTTATCAGTACATCGACGGCAAGCGTCACATGGTGCAGACGAAGCGTGACAGCATCCGCCTTGCTGACGTGATCATTCCCTACATCGGCTTCCGTGATCCTGAGTTTCAGCGCATCCTTGACTGGTTTAAGTCACAGACGATCACCGAAACAAAAGGCGTCTTCAAGGACGTGCATTGCACCGTGCGTGGCTTCCAGTTCGACTTCGGCACCGGGGGCATTCACGGCTCCATCGAATCGCAGATTGTCGCCTCAGACGATGAACACGTGATCATCGACCTGGACGTTGCCAGCTACTACCCCAACCTTGCCATTGCCAATGGCTTCTATCCTGAACACCTGGGGCAGGCCTTCTGTACGATCTATGAAGACGTGTACCAACAGCGCAAGAGTTACGCCAAGGGCACCGCTGAAAACGCCATGTTCAAGCTGGCGCTGAACGGTGTCTACGGTGACTCCAACAACCAGTACAGCCCGTTCTATGACCCGCAGTACACCATGAGCATCACCATCAATGGACAACTGCTGCTGTGCATGCTGGCGGAAGCCTTGATGCAGGTGGACGCGGTGCAGATGATCCAGATCAACACTGATGGCTTGACCATCCGCTGCCCGCGCCAGCTCACCGGTTGGGTAGAGCAGGTGCAGCACTGGTGGGAGCAGATGACAGGCTTGCAGCTTGAGGCAGCGGAATACAGCCGCATGTTCATCCGTGACGTGAACAACTACGTCGCGGAATACACCGATGGCAAGCTGAAGCGCAAAGGTGCCTATGAATATGAGCTGGGCTGGCACCAGAACCATAGCGCCCTGATCGTACCGAAAGCCGCTGAAGCCGCCTTGGTGCATGAGGTCAGCATTCGTGAATTCATTTCCAGCCACGATGACCCGATGGACTTCATGCTGCGCACCAAGGTGCCCCGTTCGTCCATGTTGGAATGGGGCGGTGAGCGTGTGGCAAACATCGTCCGGTATTACATCAGCACCGAAGGAAAGACGCTGGAGAAGGTCATGCCGCCAGCAGGCCCGGAAGGTGCCTACAAGAAGAAGAACGGCGTACCTGACCACTACTACCATCAGGTGCTGGCGGAAGTGGGAGACGCCTGGGATGAGCGCATCCACACCAAGAACAAGAGCAAGTATGAAGAACGGCGTATGAGCATCAACACCGGCTGGCTGGTGACGCTGTGCAACGACATGGGTGACGGTCTGGACATGGATGACCTAAATATCAACTGGTACGTCAAGGAAGCTGAGAAGCTGGTGTTGACGCTGCAAGGCTGACTTCGTTAAGCCTGAAACCCTCGAAGTATGGGATGGTGAGAAGTATGGGTATCCGTGAAAACAAGGTAGAGCGCTACCTGCATGATTGTGTCACCGCCCTTGGTGGCACGTCTCGAAAGTGGACCAGCCCCGGCATGCGTGGCGTTCCTGACCGCATCGTCATCGTGCCCTGGGGTGTCTGGCTGGTGGAGGTCAAGACCAGTGACGGAAAGCTGTCCTCGGATCAGGTGCGCGAACATCAACGCCTGACGGACGCAGGGGCCAGGGTGCGCACGGTCTACGGTCATCAAGGCGTTGATCAACTGATTATTGAGGTGATGAATGCTCAAACCACAACAACTGTATGACTACCAGCGTGAATGCGTGCTGCACCAGCTTTACAACGATGAATCCATGTTGTGGCTTCAGATGGGCTTGGGCAAAACCCCTGTCACCCTGACGACCATCGTTGACCGCATGCGGGCAGGGCAGGTGCAGAAGGTGCTGATCTTTGGCCCGCTGCGTGTCATCCAGGCAGTATGGAGTCGTGAGGCCAAGAAGTGGGAACACACCCGGCACCTTCGCTTCAGCGTCATGCACGGAAGCAAAGAGAAGCGTATAAGGGCGCTGTTCTCCGATGCGGACGTGTACCTGACCAATTACGAAAACATGAACTGGCTGGCGGAAACGCTGGATCACTACTACATCAGCCAGGGCAAGCCGCTGCCATTTCAGATGGTGGTCTATGACGAAATCTCCAAGCTGAAGAATTCCGCCAGCCTGCGCATGGCGGGCGGCAGTCGTGACCGCAAGGATCGACACGGTGAGGTTCACAAGATCAAGGTCACGGGCTGGCGCAAGATCATCCCGCATATCCCCATCCGCACCGGGCTGACAGGCACACCCGCCAGCAACGGGTATCTTGATCTTCATGGGCAGTATCTGGCAGTCGATGGCGGTCAGCGCCTGGGGGCATTCGTCACGCATTACAAGAATGACTTCTTCGAATCCGATTACATGGGCTGGAGCTACACGCCTACCGAAATGGGTAAGCAGCGAATCGAAGAGCTGATCAGCGACATGACGAAGAAGATGGACGCCAAGGACTACCTGGACATTCCAGCGGTGAAGGTCACGAACCTCATGGTGGACATGCCGGAAAAGGCCAGGAAGTGGTATCAGGAAGTCGAAAAAGAGATGTTCACTCAACTGGAGTCGGGCCGGGAAATCGAAGTCTTCAGCCGTTCCAGCGTATCCAATAAGTGTCTTCAGTTCTGCAACGGTAGCCCCTACTTCCCCGACTCCACGGAATTTGAAGCGGTGCATGACGCCAAGCTGGACGCACTGGAAGACGTGTTGGAGGAAGCTGGCGGGTCACCGGTGCTGTGCAGCTACACTTTCAAGTCAGACGCGGCACGCATCATGAAGCGTTTCAAGAAGTACAAACCGGTGAACCTGACCGCCGTGGCGTCCAAGG